CCCTCAAGCCCGTGACGTGGGCGGTCATGGTTGAGATACCAAGACAGAGCCAGTGTGTCCACCAGCTTTGCCTTGACCTTGATGCCGAGCAGCTTTTCCACTACGGGGATGTCAAAGCGGATGATGTTGTGGCCTACCAAGGTGTCTGCCTCAGTGAGCAACAAAGCCATCATAAACTGGTCGTGCGTATATTGGACTACGCCATTCTTGTCCATCCAAGAGAGGACGTGGATTTTGGTGGCCTCTTCTAGGAGGCCATCCGTTTCAATGTCGAAGATAATCATGTTTTCCCTTTCTTCTTAAATAGCGAATTGCCATTTCCAAACCTTCGATTGTGTCCCCTAAGTGACCAATGCTCAAGTTGCAGTGGTGACAAATCCAGCCACGAAAAGTCTCCGTCTCATAGCAATGATCTAAAACAAGTCTATTCACCGTACTCCCGCAACACTGACAAGACTGGGGCTTTAAGGGGGCGGTCTCTCTGATCTTGTTTGCAACCTTGTTATTATACTTTTGACAATCCTTACAGCTAGTGCTTCTACAATCCCTATGATCCCCCGTAGCCCTCCTGTAAAGGCGGAAAGCAGTCTTGGGCTTTTCTTTATTGCAATGACGACAGGTTATTGTAGGAGAGTCTTCGGGGTAAAAGACTTCTCCATCAAACAAATCCTCTTGCACTACGCAAGCTCCTTCAGGATAAACGTCTTAGCATCGAAGCGCATTCTACCAGCATGTCCTACCTCAGCGCAAGGTCTATTTTTCTCCACCGTCAAGAAAGTTGTGTTACGGTCTTCCTCTTGCTCTGCATCTTTGTTACGGCTGAGGTTGACGATAACAGAGGCACGCTGGGCAATCATCTTACAATACTTGGGGTCCCCATTATCGTTGGTGTGCGCAATGGTGACGATGCCTACGTTAAGCTCTGCTGCCAGCTTGGACAACCGTACAGACAGGTCAGCAAGGATTTGCTCTTTGCCATCCTCTGTGAGGCCAGCGACGACATCTTGGATAGGCTCAAAGAAGATGAACTTACAGCCACACGCCTCACGGAAGAAGCGGATTTGCTCGATAAGCTCATCAGCACCCTGACCGTCTGGCAGGTAGAACTGGTAGAAGTTCTCTTCCTTGGTAAGGTCCACAATGGCCTCTTCCACCAGAGGGGCTGTCTCTTCGTCAATCAGGTCACGTCGAGTGACGTTGCCGCCCATATGGTAGGACACCAGACCTAGAAGGGAACGCAGCTTGGTTTCTTCAAGGTGCCAAGTCGCAAAGGGAACTTTCCGCTGAAGGAGGTTGTACTCAAGGTAGCGCATCACCTCCGTCTTTCCCACGCCAGTAGGGGCCTTGATAACCGTGAAGTGACCCTGCATCAGGCCCATGATTTTGTCGTCAAGGGCTTGGATGCCAGTGGGGACATACTGGTGTTCAGGGGTGTCACGGTACAGGCTAAGGAACTGGTCGCTGGTGTTAAGGATGTTCTCAGGTACGAACTTCTTTGCACCATACCATGCGTTCTTGAATGCCTGTGCCTGACGAGCCTCAAGGAACTCATTGGCGTCCTTGTACTTGTCGTGCGGTACACGGTAGACCTTGTTGGGGAACAGGTTGGACATTTTTGCAGCAATGGCATTGCCAGCCTCATCATTGTCCACCGACAGGATGATTTTCTCGAAGCTGTCCAGCCATGAGCTACACTTCTCCCACAGGGCCTTTGAAGGGGTAGCGGAAGGCAGGGAGACTACAGGGTTGGTGTAGTTGCCCTTGAGCATCTGGTAGGCAGACATAGCATCCACCTCGCCTTCGGTCACAGTGACGAACCGAGCGGAGCCAGCATTCCAGAGGTTCATGCCGAACAACTCATCGGAGCGCAGACCTTCGGTGCTGAATGCCTTCGGGTAGTAGCGAATCTTTTTCCCACCAGAGGGGTAGACGTACTCCTGCTTCACAGGGCCATCTGCGTCGGAGTAGGTCTTGACGCCGTAAAACTCCATCGTGTCTCGGGTGATACCACGACTTGCTACAAAACCACCATTGCCAACTTGCAGGTTGGTGGCTGGTCGAATGTTCTTGGGTACATAGTTCATGTCTTTGTCCAGTGGCTTGAGTGGGTACGTCTGTCTAACGTCTTCAGGGTAGGCCACACCCTTTGCGGGGTAGGGCTGATTGCAGCTATGGCACTGCCCCACCATCTTCTCTGTGTTGTAGCTGAACGCATCAGAACTGCTACAGCTAGGGTGGGGACAGGGCTGGTGAGAGATTTCCGGCATCTTAGTAGTTCCCGTACTTGAGGTCGTCAATGTCCATTGCATCACTTGCTGTGATGGTGCCATCCACCTTCAGGATTTGGAAGGTAGCACCGTCACCATACTCTGGATGCTCTACAAAGACAAGCCCATTATGGACAGCAAGAGGGTAGATGCTCTCTTCCTCACCCCGGTAGGTGCCTGTCAGGAACAGCTTCATGCGCTGCTCTTTCGTCCACTGAACCTGCTCTTCCCAAGGAGTGTCCTGTAGTGCGATAGCAGCCTTTGCTTGCTCTACAACAAGTTCGTAGCCTTCAGCGTCTCGGATATGTCCGTAGGCTGATTCTTCGTTGTAGGCATCCTGTGCGTCGTAGTAGCCAATAGTACCGACTTCATGCTTGTCGATGTTTGCTTTCAGTGTGTCGAGCTTAGTAGTCATTCTCTTGTCCTCTGTAATTCTGTAGTATGGTATAGGCCCTAAGTTGCCCTAGGGTAAAGGGGCTAATTTACAATTCGATAGCTTCTTTCAGCTTTTCCCTGATTCTGTTGTCAATTTGCAACACCCTCTGCTTGGTGATGTTGTACTTCTCGCCAACCTCGACCAGCGTAGCCTCATCAGGGCCATACCGCATCAGGAAGATTTCATAGTCACGCTCAGACAGGATGCCCTTCATCATGGCCTGAACCTGCTGCACCCACAGGAAAGCCTCTGTCTCCCCTTGGTAAACAACCTCATCACCCTCTAGGAGGGCCGTAGAAGCCCCTAGAGCGGTCTTGAGACTGTTGTAGGTATCCTCGGTCATGTACTCTGTTACAGGGGCCTCTGAGCCGCTTCTGATAGCCTTTGCATTCTCCCTCGTTTCAGAAGAGGGGGCTATGCTCAAGGGACCTTGGCGAAGCGAGATAAAGTCCTGCATACGTTTGCGTGCATTGGTACGCATAGTGTCAGGGTGATTGTTACCCCGAGCCTCTGCTTCCAGCATTGCTATCATGCCTTCCTGCATCAGGTCATCGGTTAGCTCATGCCGCCGGAAGCTAAGTGCTAACTTCCGGCATACGTTCATCTTCTCTTCGGTGTTCACTTTGTTCCTCGGTTTCTGTAAAAAGTATCCACAGCTTCGCATAGATGGTCCGCTTGGTCAATGATACGAGCAGCAGCATCAGAGCTTGGGTCAGAGTTGGACTTACAATCATCGAGCATGGCAGTTGCATCATCAATGATTTCCTTGAGGCAGTGTTCAATATCGTCCATAGGGGCTATCCTTTCTATAGGGGGCTATATTTAAGAGAGGGGGGTACTTTTGTGCAGGGGGGTCCATTTCTGGATAAGGTGAGGCTTGAATGCCTTCCAGCCATCGTCAGTGATAGACCACGCCTTGATAAGGTTAGGGTTCAACTCTGCCTCATGCTCATCCCACTGCTTGAGGGCTGCGACAATGCTAGAGTTCAACGTCATCTTGCGGCTGGTGACAGTGCCATCCTTCTTGGTGAAGGTGACATCTACTATGCCCTGCTTGAGGTCCATCAGCTTGCTCATAACGTCAATCATCGGATTTCCTTTCGTTTGGTATGCAACAAGAATAGTTTCCACTTTCATAACCGTCAACAACAAAATGCAGGACGACAAAAAGTAGTCTGCCCTGTGTCAGAAATGCAACAGTGTAAGCTGTGTGGAGACAGTCAATTTCCCACGGTGGGGTCAATTTCCCACGGTGGGGGTCCGCTCATTTTCCCACGAGGGGGTCATTTTCCCACGGGGGAGGTCACATTTATTTCAAATACCTAAAGTATTCGACTAAAACTTGAGTAAAATTTGATACAAATCCGATGCACGCAAGAAGTGCATCAATATTTATCTAAAATACTTTAGGTTTTGAGTGCATGAGTATTTGAGTAAAATACCCAAAGTATTTAGTACAGATTTGACACAAGTTAGCTATGATTTTCTGCATGGCTGATATGACACGAATTTCCTTGACATGCGCTGAGTGCATACCTTAGCTATGCGTCTGGTGCATGTCAAGCATTATTATTGCATAGCTCGATAAATCGCATTTAGATAGGTGTATCTATCTTAGGTTTACTAGACAGTGTAAACTAGACACCAGAAACATGTTGCGCAAGTTCGGTATCTGACTCTAACGCAAAACGGCGCTGCCCGGTAAATACCCGTTATCAAATTATGCTTTACTCTACCATATCTAAAATTTGATGTATAGCCCCTGAGCCATGATATTATTGCATGGGTCTCATGCAGATTTGCATAGCTTGTTAGGTGTATCAAAATTGAGTCTTCCTATCTAAGGTTGTATCCCTAAAAGGCGAATCCAAATTAAGTCTTTCAACCTTAGGTTGAGCCTCCCGGTACGCAACTTATTCGGGAATCCAAATTTGAGCTTCCTACCTAAGGTTGTACCGCCCCAGACCACTACCTAGACGGGAAAATCCCTGGGCAAACACAACTTTTAGGATAACCCGCCTGGACTAACCCTAGGTAGAAACAGGCCCAGGAATTGGCCTACTCATGGTAGAAATGGCCGTAGAAGGCCCCAGAAAGCCCGTACAGCGGCTTTGACCCTTTTCCGGTATGTTACCCCATAGAAAGCGCCAGCGCAGTTTGTTCTCTGCCTGTTCTCGGCTTGTTCTGGTTTCTGGCGCATAGCAGCCATGCAAAATTGACTGGTGACAATCCTGCCAAAATCCCGTCTTCTGTTCCTGCCAATCACGGCAAGCCCTAGGAAAAGGAAACGACACAATGTCCGCAACCAAAATGAGAGATATGATGACCGCACCAATTTCGGATTGGTCTTTGACCCTTGCAGAAGTGATGCACCAAGCGGATTTGGTGACTTTCAAAATGCAAGCCGCAACACAGTTTGAAGCGATGAACCCGGAAGCAGCCGAAAAATACAAAAAGGGTGCAATGCAGAAAATGACCGCCCTGCGAAAAGCAGTTAAGAAATTGGGCGATGAAGTCAAAGCCCTGTGACCCTTGCGACCCTTCAAAGGGTCGCTTCCATGGCCTAAGCGCTCTTTTGCCTTTTCTCTTCTCCTAGGCAAACTCAGCGTCTTAGGCTTTGCAAGCGACTTGCTTGAAACCCTAGGATAAGGAAAATCCGACAATGAAGAAAATCACGATTGTAAATTCTGCGACTGCTTCCGACTTGGTAGGCATGGGCATTCTGCAAACGACTGAAGCCCGTAAATCGGTTAAGACTGGCTGGCTGACTGTGGCGCAATGGCTGACCCTGCAAGGCTTGAATGCAAGCCATGGGGAACGCATTCTGCTAGGCTTGGAATTGAACAAGATTGCAAAACTGCGTGGCGTCAAACTGCCTGAACAGCGCCCCGGCTTTCCTTGCGCCTATCCTGTGTCGCTCTTGTCTGTGCTTTCTAGTGTGAAGGCTTAGGCTTATGTTTAGCACGCACCAAAGCACCATTGCTGATTTTGCCCTAGGCTCTAACGTCGGCTTGGAACGCACGTTCCGGCTTGTGTTCCTGTCAATCCGTCAACCGTTCCACAGCATGGCAAAGCAAATGCGAGACGTGGATGAAAACGGCTTGCAGTCTCCCTATCTGTTCGGCTGGAAGCGTGACGGGTTGGCTTTTGTGCGTGCTAATGCCTCAGCACTACGGGACAAGCTAAAGGCTGTCCCGGCAGGTTATGGTGACGCTGATACCCTGTTGCAGATTGCCAGCGTTCCCGGCTTGGGATTGGTCAAGGCTGGCTTTGTGTTGCAGTTGGCTTGCGGAGCGGTCGGTTGTCTGGATACGCATAACCTTCAACGCTTTGGCCTGAACGCTAATGCGTTCAAATATGGCGCTGGTGCCAGTGACGCATTGAAGCGGAAGAAGGCTTTAGCGTATCTTGACGCATGTTGGCGTGCTGGCGGTTGCGAAAGCCTTTGGAATGGCTGGTGTGAGCATGTAGCAGCGCAACAGCCAAAACACTGGCGTTCTGGCTTTGACGTTTCAGCGATGCACGTTGAAGCAATACTTGGAGAATATTGAAATGCTTACTTGGACCGAATTTTTCTTTACACTGATTGTCGGCGCTTTGTTCGTCGCTTTCTTGGCCTATCAATATGCGGGGAAACTATGACAGAAACACAGAAACCAGTCTGGCGGCTTTGGCTTGGTGACAAGCCTAAGTTTATCGGGCATTATCGAGAATGCGTACACTTGGCGCAATTCTCGCATGAAACATTCAGAATTGAGAAGGTGAAGCAATGACGGAACAGTTTGATAAGCGCCATGGTGGTGCATGGGATCGAGGGTCAGCAGATAGCTATTACAGGCGCCCATACAGCCCGCACAAATACGTCGCAGGCACCCTAACAAGCGAAAAGGTGGAAAGCCTGTCAGCGGACGACCTAGCAGCGTATGAAGCAGGTTGGGAACATAACGAGGAACTAGGAGACTTCAAAGAATGGTAAAGCAACAGACAAGCAAGCAAGCGCTTGCCGCCAACCGCATCGCCGCAACAGTAACAGCAACAAAACCTGTCAAAATTGGTGGCAGTTTCGTGTTAGATTTTAGCGCTCGACCAAAGCGCAGGTTTACAGGTTAAAGATATACTATATCAAATTAGAGACAAGCGGTTGTGTGCAATTTGCTCACGGTCGCTTCTCTTTTGTTGTACTATTACGGATTTGAATTAAACCCTATTGTGTGGTTGCGCTCCCGCTCAGCGAGTGTCAAGCAAAAGTTCTACACGTTTTAAGAACTGTGGCATAAACGACACATCTAGTGCGATTTTCCTTGAGTGTTGCACAAATGTCACACTAATGGGACCCTAGGAATCATTCAAATTTGATGTATCTTGGCATGGAATGCACCTACATCTACAACATAAGCTAGAAAGTTGGGGCGGAACTCAGCAGCACTACACTAGCCTACGGGGGGCTTACTGTGGCAACAAAGTCACACTACAACCTTATTTTACACAACAACAAAAATAAATCTTCTGTAGCCCCTTTACTTTTCCTCCATTTAGGGCCTATACTATAGTAAGGCTATAGCGTAACCAGATAGGATTGATTACCAAATTGGTTAATAATCCATTTCGACCGAGCTATAGACATTCTATAGTATGTGATTTTCTTAAATCCATAACTGTATCTCCAATTCTGTAGTCTAGGTTTGTAGTATGCCAGCGGCACTCCCTCACAAGAAAGCGATTGCCAATCGAATCCGTAAGATGATTCGTGATGGCGTAGCTATGAAGGACATCATGGTCTCTATCCAAGACCTACAGGATGCACCTTCCTCCTTTGCCACCTTCTACAAGATTTACGGTCAGGACATTGCCCAAGAGCGTTCTGACATTGTAGGGATGGTAGGCAACAAAGTAGTACAACAGGCTCTTGAAGGTGACTTCAAGTCTCAGGAACTGTTCCTTCGTAGTAAGGGCGGTTGGTCTCCTAACTCTACCCTGAATGAGCAAGAGCAGGATGAAGACCCTGATATGGATGAGTCTGCCATTGACACCCTGATGACCCTCCTTGGCAAATCCCGTGACGCTACCGATAACAGCGAATGACCTAAGACAACTCCCTGACGAAGAAGTAGCAGCCTTGATGGACAAGTTAGGTCCAGCTAAGGTAGAAGAGTTACGACACACTTGGGAGTTTTGGGCTAGACCCAACCAGATAGAGCCGAAGGGCAATGACTGGGATATTTGGGTAGCCTTAGCAGGACGAGGCTGGGGCAAGACCAGAGCCGGGGCTGAATGGGTAAGACACCGCATCCGCAAGGGTGACAAGATTGTACATTGTGTAGCCCCTACAAAAGGGGATGTACGCAAGGTTATGGTTGAGGGGGACTCTGGACTTCTCAATGTTTGTTGGAAGGGTGATAAGACCTACAGAGGCAAACCCATCGGCTACCCGGAATGGTCGCCTACCAACAACACCATGACATGGGAGAATGGAGCTAAGGCTGTATTCTTCTCGGCAGAGGACCCAGAGCGTCTTCGTGGCCCACAGGCTTACTCTGCATGGTGTGATGAATTGTGTGCTTGGCGTAACGCCCAAGAGACTTGGGACATGTTGCAGTTTGGACTTCGTTTGGGCAACCACCCACAGGTCTTTATCACAACCACCCCCAAGACGACCAAGCTACTGAGAAACATTCTAGGTGATGAGAAGACGGTAACGTCTACAGGCTCCACCTATGACAACTCCGCTAACCTAGCTTCCACGTTCCTTGACGCTGTAAAGAAGACGTATGAAGGCACTAGGCTGGGCCGACAGGAACTCTACGCAGAAATCCTTGATGAAGCCTCCGGTGCCTTATGGAACCGTCAGGGTCTCGCTAAGATCGAGATTGAGGCAGACCAAGTACCAGACTTAAACCGTATTGTCGTATCAATCGACCCCGCTATCACCAGCAACTCCGAGTCAGACATGACTGGTATTGTTGTAGCAGGGGTAGACGTAAACGGTATAGCTTACGTTCTGGCTGACTGCACTGGTCGCTACACGCCTCAGCAATGGGCTGCGAGGGCAGTGTCACTCTTTGAAGAGTACCAAGCAGACCGCATTGTCGCCGAACGTAATCAGGGCGGAGATATGGTTCGCCATACTCTGCACACAGAGTCTGAGACGGTCCCTGTCAAGCTAGTCCATGCTAGTCGAGGCAAGATGGCCCGTGCCGAGCCAGTCTCCGCCCTGTATGAACAAGACAAGGTACGTCATGTAAAGGGTCTTAACGACCTTGAGGACCAGATGGTCACTTGGGAGCCACTAGGCTCCGTAGGATC